CTCAATAGTGATAAATCACCATTACCCGGATTATTCCTAGTCATGAATGACAGGAAAGCAGTTCGGTAGACATGAATGATCTACCCTACTCATCCAGTTGTTCAGAGAACATCTGGGCATACATCTCCTCAATGGAAGATGTCGGAAGTTCGAAAGTAAACTTTCGCAAGAGGTGCTTCACTCTAGAAGAGATCCGCTCCTGAGGCTGGAATTCTTTAGAATTCCAGTGTTTGACTATGTCAAACACCTTATACGCCAGAGACCTAGTCTCACGGCGCTGGGACTCCAGTGTTGAAAACACTGGAAGTGTCAGAAACGAGGACAATTCGGTCAGGTACTTCTGTTCAAGAACAGAGTACTGTGGATCGAGGACTTTCTCAGAAAGAACCTCGTAGGCCAAATCAGCCAACAGAGCCATTAAATGGTTCTGCTCATACCCAACGCGACCGAAGAGGCGTTGAGCTTCCAGTGATTGCTTCCGCATAAACTCAACAAGTTGAGTCTGTGGAAAGTAGTCCGTGGGGATTATATCCTCCAGGGACCAGGTGACGAGTTCATTGAACACGTCATTACCTGTGGTGTTTATATAAACACCCTTAACGGAATACTCTAAAGAGAGTAAAGCCTTTTCAACTAAGAATCTAATTCTTAGTTTCGGTGGCCACTGTGCGGTATCAGAAGTAACTTCTGATAGACCAGTATAAAAGACTGGGAGCGAGCACATAGTGCCTATCGCGGTTCGAATAAATTTCGAACCAAAACGGTTATAGAGATCTACAACCGCTAACTCATCGAATGGTGAGGCGCGCTCAAGACCAGTGTTCGAAAGAACACGATGGCGGATATAGAGAATTAATTCTCTAAGACACACATAGTCTTTAAAAGACTTAGTGATCAATGCTGGAGATAACGCAGTTATCTCGTCTCCATCGAATGAGTTTCGTTTAACGAACTCACTCACACGCTCGTTACCTGTAACGAGTAGGGATTTGTTGCGATTAATCGCAACACCAAGGGCAGTCATAATCAGTTGGTACTGAAAAGCTAACTGAGGGTGACATATGAATATATCATCGCCTACGATCCCGTAATAGTCCTTTGGACTATGGAGTACCTCTTTCAAGATACCAGCACGGTTCGCCGCCATCCATACCACAAAGTGGTGCGTTAGCGCAAGCCCTATAGACCAAGAGGACATAAGTCCCATTGGTTGACCCACACGATAGTATCCCTTATCAAAGGGTATCTCCGTGAGGACTCGCCTCCATAAGGGGGCGATCTCTGCTCCATTAGGAGCTAGGGTGGAGAGGACACACTCAGAGAGTGTGACCGGAAGCGCATCTGTTGCATTAGATAAATCATAACATGCAACATATCCCCGATTATGGGTAAACCCAGAAAGGGCACGGAAACCTTTCGAGTGATCGAAAGTATAATCCGAGTCTATACTGCGGAGGACTTTAAAAGCCCAACCATGCAGAGGGGAAAGCACATACTGACTAGTATAATCAGCTATGGCTATGACCCTGGTTTTAAAACCAGGTTCACCGAACGCAATCGTTCTACGAAGCGTTGCGGAAAGAGGAGTCTCAGGAGGCTCCTCTGCTACCTTGAACGTCATAGACGGCAAGGAGGAGCGACCAATGGCATTGCCAAGTCGCACAAGCAAGTCATAGTATGACTCACCACTGGTCAAGCGGGTATGAATAGCCAGCTTGAGTTCAGCTGTCGCGCCCACTATAGAGGGAGCAAAGCCTTTTACACGTGAAGACGTGTAACCTCTTTTAAAAGAGGCGGTACCATGCCGCGAAAGCAGTATGGCTTTCTCTTGAGGCTTATATGCCTCAGAGAACGGTCGGTCAAGGACAAAGTCCTTGAACGCACGAGATGATGCAACTTGTTGCACCTCGACCTTGAAGTCAAAGACTTCGTCCTCCAGATCTACTAAGTAGAAATGGTCTTGTTGACGAAGTTCGGGAACGATATACGTTCGTACAAACTTCTCCAGATCCTGATCAATCTTAGATTGATTAGGCGGGTACAGGTCATAAAACCTGAACACGGTATGAAGGCCCATCAGAACTGATGGGTCCTTTAAGCCTCCCATGGCTATGCGATATAATGGCATAGCATGTTTGTACTTCCTCTCAGGTAGTTTACCTAACCTGAGAACTCCGAGGAAACCCGACTTGTAGCTCTTATAACGGGCCACAGCCTGTTGTCCTTCAGCGCGGATACAAGTATCCATACGCTGGCAATACTGGAGTAGTACGCCCTTAAAAGGACGTAACTTCGGGAAAGCCGTACACACGAAGGTGACGACCTGGCCCGCTGGAGTCTTCATAGAAGACTCACACTTTGCTCGTTTCGAAAGCGAGACTGTGTCTTGATCCACTGTGGACAAGGCAGTTCCTCCTTTCAGGAGTAAGCGGCAGTAGATCGGGAGAGCCCCCGAAAGGGGGC